ATCGGCGTTGATCGTGGACCAGCCCCGGAAATCGAGGTCGATCCCGGTCGCCTCTTCACCTTTGGGGTGAACCACCAGGAAAAACGGGTGGTCGCCAGCCCATTCGATGTTCAGCATCTAGATGAAGACCTCGCAATTGCAGCCAGGCGATGAACATCGTGGTCGATGTCTCGAACGACAATGTCCGCAATAGGCGCATTTGCACCTAGCCATAGAGCTTCTTCTTCGCTTCGCGGGCCGTCAAGATCAGCTGCCCATGCTTGCGGTACATCTTGCGGACGATCTTCTCAAGCGCCGGTGGGCGTTCGGCAGTCTCGCGAAAGAAGTCCCTCTCGGTGATGATGGATTCGCAGATGTGACCGATCTTGATCGACGTATCCACGTAGATGTCAACCCCGGCCTCGACAAGATCCTCGCAGAAGCGAATATCCTCGCCCTTGAGGCCCTCCCACCGGAAGAAGTTCGGAGGGGGACCCTTCTCCCGGTCCTCGAACGGCGGCATCGGCCCGCCAGCGATCTTCTCAAGCGCCCGGACCGTGAGCAGCAGAAAGGCGCATCCCGTTGCGTCTACCTTGAGAAGCTCTCCGTCGTCCCATTTCTCGATGTGGACGTAAGCGTCCTTGCCGGATTTTCGATAGAGCGTCGGCTGGTGTGGGCGCGTGCGCCGGAAGCACAGGCCCGAAATGGCATCGAGATCCAGCTCGTCGCGCTTTTGTACGAGGCGTGCGATGTCCTCAGAATTCCAGACCATGTCGTCGTCGATGAACAAGATCCAGTCGCCCCGCATTCTCTGGATAGCTTCGTTGCGCTGGATCGTCAGGATCGAGCCCTGGATGAACAGGCGGTGGATTCCGCGTGGGGCGAAATACTTGAAGTTGCTGTGCAGCAGGCTGGTGACCATCGGTGTCTTGAGGCTGTCCCGCACCATGACGGCGACCGTGCCCCAAACGCTGGGAGAGTCCCCTGAATCGATAACCTCCAACACCGTCGTCGGTGCGACCGATGGGAGGTAGTTGCTCATGTCACTCACCGGGCAGGGTGCTCCTTACCATGACCTTCGTTCTCGTCCCTGGAGGTCGATCTCGACATGCGAAAGCGGGACATCCCGCCCCCACGGAGTGGTGAGTGTCTCGTGGTCTACGTGACCGCCCCACTTCTCCCTGTACCTGTGAGCGTTCTCAACGAACGTGTTGTTGTTGGCATTTCGATAACGACCATCGGACCGGATCGTTACTGACCCATGTTCCGGTCCCTCCATGTCTCCATGGTGAACCGTGGCTGGTGCGTGCGTGATGCCAATCCCGAGAAGGCTCATGCGCCTCCCGTAGTCGTTGTCCTCGAAGTAGGCAGGGAAGTACGTCCACTCGTCGAACAGGCCGACCTTCTCGACAAGCGGCCGGTTGAGGGCAGCAAACGCGAACGGGTTCACCGCCTGCGAGGCGACAAACCGCGGCTCATCTGTTTCCCCCATGGCCTGCTCGACCTTGGCAAGCGCTCCTGCTCCGAAGAACACGTCGGCGTTGCAGAAGATCCACCAGGGCGCGTGAGGAGTCTGGCTGATCCCGGCATTGATCCCACCGCCGTAGCCGATGTTGATGATCGGCCGGATGTACTCGACTGGCAGGTGGCGGAGATCCTCCGGGACCACATAGTTGTCACACGAGTTGTCGATGATGACAACCTTGTCGACTGGATGGTCAATCGAGCGCAGCATCCGCTCCAGCATGTCGAACCGGCTGATGCATGGGCAAATCAGAACGGGGATGCTCACTCGGTCTCCTCGAATTCCGAAAACTGCTGCATTCGCCTCTCGAAAAGGGCCTCATCGTCAGCTGCCTTCTCGACCGCTCCAACTTCGTAGGTCGAATCCCAGGCCATTGCGTTCCGCGCTCCCCAGATCGGGTGCAGATGCTCGACAAACGAGTCCATCGCCCTGCCGAGCTTCTCCCTGTACACGGCCACGGTGAACATCTCGGTATCAGCAAAGTTGTGTCCGTACCCGGAATGGAACGCATCCCCCGGAGAATCAAACACTGCTTCCTGAAGATACTCCACTCTGATCAGCGCCTGGGTACCGGATCTATTTCGTAGATCGTTGACCACGATTACTGATGGGCCGCGTTCCATGCAGGAGATTGCTTCTCCCAACCAATTGGGGTGGTGCTTTACGTCATCCGACCCGAAGAAGATTGTCCGTATTTCCGGAAGTTGGTCCACTACGATACGAGCCAGCTTGTTCATGCGGGTCACATACCGCTTGTCCGGGTCCTCTTCATCGTAAAGATACCACTCATCCAAGCTGTCGAGTATTGCAGATGAATCTGGGTCCCCAACGCAAAAGAGGAGCTGGTGCGGTTCTGGTGTAGTAGCGTGGATGTTTGCCACAAGATCTCGGAGCCGGTGCGCTCTGTTGAGCGAGGGGATCAAGATCGCGCACGGCAGGAGTGCGCTGCTGCTCATACGAAAGTCTCGCTCTCCCTCCAGAATATCTTTGGCTCCCATCCCGGGACATCGTTGGCTCCGACATATCCACGTGCATCTCCGTACCGGGCAGGTCCATAGACATACGACAGACCAAGGTAGTCAGCTATTTCCTGGACCGTCACCACATTGAACGATCCACCACCGACATCCCAGACCTTATCTGTGTATATCTCGGGTTTCGTCAACTGTGCCAACAGGAGATTGACGTAGTCCTTGACGTGGAGAAGATCACGAACCTGAAGCCCGTCCCCATTGATCGTGATCTCGATATTCTCGCGCCTCGCTTTCAGGAACCAGGCGATCCACCCGGACTCATCAGAACCCTCCTGCCCCGGCCCGTAGATCGTTCCCGGCCTGTTGATCACCAACGGGAAGTCATAGGTTCGCGAGCATTCGCTGGCCCATGTCTCCGCCATTTGCTTGGCAGCCCCGTATGGCGTCTGCCCGTCCCTGGCCTTCACTGACGAAGTGAGAAGCAAAGGGACCTGGAGAGTGCGGGCCACTTCGCAAATGCTCACGGTCGTAGAGACCGTGTCCCGAAACGTCTGACCTGGATCGCGGATGCTTCCAAGCGTCGAACACGACGAGGCCAGGTGAACGATGACGGTAGGGTCGAATTTGATGCAGGCATCCACGACCCAGTCCCAGTTGAGGTTTCCGTAGCTCTTCTTGTCGTAGCCGAGAACGTCAATCTGTCGATCCTGAAGAGCCCCCATGAGATGCCCGCCCACGAACCCGGACGATCCGGTAACGAGGACTCTCACCTCTCGGCCTCCAGCCAGCCGTTGAAGTGCATCGTGATCCCGTAAAAGGCCAGGTCGTGCTGCATAAACCTGGACCCCTGCTCCGTCTCGCGGAAGTCCTTGATGGCTGGCTGGACACCCCCCGAGTTCCAGATGCTGATCTCGGGCTCGTCAATGATCCCGTCTTCGACCACAAACCAGCTCCCGACCGGGACGAGGTCGCTGTACTCCTTGAGCACGAAGAGGGTGTTGCTGTAGGTGTGGGCAGAATCCTCGCAGATCATCACGCGCTTGCCTGCGCACAACTCGTGAACCCTGCTTACGATCTTCGGGTTCGTAAGGTCACCCTCCACGAACGTGATCCGCTCGTCCTCGTGGAACTCCTTGCCAGTGTCTGAGTCATTCGGAACCGGGTGATTCCCGACCGTGACGACATCACCGCCACCGCAGAACGTGTCGAGCTGGTCCGCGAACCAGACGGCGCTGGCTCCGAAGCCGGTCCCGAACTCCAGGATCAACTCAGGCTTGATCCGCTCGATGAGATGCTGGTAAACCCGCAGGTCCTCCGGCAGCTTCATAAGCGACCGGCCCTTGTAGTAGTCGTAGTGGTGCTGGTGCAGGCGGCGCTTCCAGTAATCCCGGACCGGCTCGGTGTAGCTGATCCCGACCTTCTCCGGCCACTTCGTCATGCCAAGCTCCGTCCAAGATAGTCGTTGAAGTACGCGACGGTCACCTTGGTGCCCTGCTCCAGCCCGATAAGGGCAGCGGGATCTATGCCCAACGGTACCAGGGTGCCCGGGTTTCCAAGAACAATCGAACGCTCGTCTTCGCCTGCACGCATCGGCAGGTGGACGATGTCAACAGCCTTGCCGGTGATCGCTGCGGCTTCGTCACGAACCACGGAGGCGATGTCGTTGACGGTCGTCTTGCGCCCGGTGCCAGCCTCGACAACGCCCATCGGGCTGTAACGCTCTGTGTACTCCAGGGCGGAGACAAGAACGTGGGCGACGTCGCTTACGTAGATCATATCCATGATCTGCGTCCCGTCACCATAGATCTCGATGGATTCTCCGGAAAGTGCCCGGCAGGCGAACGAGGGCATGACCTTGCGGACCTTCGACGGCCCGAATGGCGCGGCTGCAAGCTGGCGAGGTCCGTAAGCATTGAGCGCCCGGACAACTGCGACCCGGCCTTTCCGGAACCGGTTGGCCATGTCAGCGAACCGCTCGATCGTTGCCTTCGTGATGCTGTACGAATTGTTCATCCAGTGGTTTCCGACCGTGATGATCACGAGCGGGATGTCGTATTGGCCGCACGCCTGGATGACATTCAGACCACCGAGAATGTTGACCTCGGCCGCTGGTCGCGGGTTGACGATCGTTTCCTGAGTTCCCAGAACCCCAGCCAGGTGGATAACTCCGTCGGCGTGAGCAATCGCCTCGGTGACCGACGTCGAGTCCCGGACATCGCCAAGAACGAGATCGGCTCCTTCAACTGGCTGACGCCAGCGCGTGTCCATGACCGTCACGTGCCTGCCGCGCGCCAACAGCTCCTCGACGACATAGCGCCCGATAAAGCCGTTGCCACCCGTAACGAGCACTTCCTTGTCCATTGCCTCTCCCTACCAGGTCTGTGTCCAATGGGCTGGGGCCAGTCCGTCCGCAACCCAATGCGGTACGTCGCCCGTCCAGGGATGAAGGGTTGATCCGTCTACGTGACGATGTGCTGCGGGGTACTCGCTCCCGACCCGTTCGCCGACGGTCTCGACCAGCTCGTGGTGTGAGAAGTGCATCAACTTGCGAATGCGGTCCTCGGGGGTTCCAAACCACGACAGGTGCCAGCCAGCATTCTCGATTCGCGGGAACTTCATGCGGTCGAGCCTGGTTGCTGCCGGTCCTCCTAGCTGATCTCGTCTGCCGACGATCTGTCCATACCAGGCTTCCTTATAGGCGAGCGTGGTCGAGTACACGAGATGGGCTGCGCCGATAGCTGAAGGAAGTCCGTCAAACGAGGTGATCGCCTCCCGCTTGGGGATCTCGTCCACGTCTCCGTAGATGACCAGCGCATCGCCGGGAAGATCCGCCAGCAGAGGGTTCGCGTAATCGCGCTGTTTGGAATCCCTCGTCCACGCATCAACCGTGTCTGGGCGGAGCCAACCGGTTTGGTAGATGCGGGTTCCAGAGATATCAGCCAATTCTGCCCGGACAACTTCGATCGGCGAATCCGGGTAGCGATTGAGGCGTTCCGTAAGTCGGTATGGCTTCGGTTCCCCCATGAACGTCATGTCGCCTTCGATGGCAACAAAGAGATCGACGATGCCCCGGAGCTGGTAAAGCCGACAGTCGAGCATGTCGAACTCGTCGTCGAAGACGAAGCAATCAACGATCACGTTCAGCCAATGTTGACGTTGATTCCGACCAGCCAGAGGATGGCCAGGATCAGAAAAATCGCGACCAGTACCCCACCCAAGTTGTACGAACGGTTCATGACTCTCCTTGGTGGGGAGGCTGACTCCTGCCCGAGTCAACCTCCCCGGAATGGGCTATGCCTGAACTGTGACAGCCAGGGTGGCGATGGTTCCGTCGCCAACGGCATCACACAGGTTGACGGTCCACGAGCCGTCGTCCTCGAAGATGAACGAGTTGAAGGCGTGGCCTCCGGACGCGCTGACGTTGAACACGTAGCTACGCCCATGTTCCGTTCCGCCCAGAAGAAAGGCGAGGTAGTAGCGATACTCCCCACCCGTACCGTCCGGAGCGCGGTTGTCGTCTGCGCCGGTCACATCGACGCGGCAGGCATCGACCCGGGCATGCGGAGAGGTCGGCGTGCAAGTGATTGCGGCCATTGATGGTCTCCTGCTGCGTCGAGGTGCCGCTCATGGGATTGAGCGGCCCCGACCTGTTGGTCTAGGACTCCTCGTAGGAGTAGCTGACGGTTTCTGCACCAGTAGCGACAGAATTCCAGTAGCCCGGGTTGCAGTCTGCATCCACGGCCAGCTGGAACACGGCGTACTTGGTCGTGGCGTTCGTCGCCGAATATGCCGTCGTGTCCCAAGTTGCCTTGTTGTTCGTCGTCCAGGTCGTGAAGTTGGTCGTCGCGACCGTCGAGGAGCCGTTGGTCGGGGTGATCCCCGTGACCTGCCCGGCGGTGAAGTAGAGGGTGGTCGATGTGGCGATTGTCCCGTCGCCCCAGATCCTGAAGTTCTTGACTTCTGTCGTGGGCCACGCGTCAACCTTGAGCTTGACCCACTTCTCGTAGCTGCGAGTGGCGACCGTGACCGGGAACGCCTGGCGGTTGGCCAGGGAGTTGGTGGCGTTGTCCGCCGAGATCAGGTCGATACCGGTGACAGCGGCCGATTCGGTAGCTGCCCCAGCTGCGGTGTAGACCCTAAGAGTAAGAGTCGCAACCATTTACTTTGTTCCTCCTGACGAAGGTCCTGCGGGAGACGGCTCCCGTCGCGCCTTTTGGGCGTCCAGAACTTCCCTCGCCGTCGGCACGTCAGCAAGACGAACCGCGCCGGTGGGGGTGACCATGAACAGGTCGTCGTACTCTGGCCCGAGAGGCTCGCGACCGTCGTCGATGCGAGCTTCGTTGGGGGTCTTCCAGGGGAACCCCGCCAGCGCCGCCTTGTTGATATCCGCCTGCTGCTTGCTTTCCTTGAGGTTCAGGGCCAGGAATCTGAACGCCAAGCCGTTCTCAGGACCACCAAACGACTTATCCCAGACGATCTCCCGCGTGAGGTAGTCCTGGATCAGCGACATAAGCGGGCGAAGCCCGCGATCTTCGGTCTGCTGCATCTGGACTTCAGACGTCGCGCGGTTGATGTCGTAGGTAATGCCAAGGTCCTGCGGCGAGATCGCAAAGACAGCAGCGATCTTCCGAACGAGATACGTGTTCCATTCCTGGAACTGCATATCTCGGTTGGAGTCGTTGAACTTGATGAAGGCCGGAGCCTTCGTGCCACCCAGGAAGCCGAGCGCACCGCGACCGGCGACCTCTGCGTCCCAGTAGGACTTGAACTTGTCGACATCCTCTGGACGGGCACCCTCACCGAGATGAAGCACGCCGTCGGGAGCCGCCTGGGTTACCTGCTTGCGGCTGTACTCCGAGCTGGAGATCTCCGCGTCGATGGTGAGCTTGAGCGTCTCCAGCGGTGAGAGCCCGACGACGCGATACGTCGAGGGGTTCATCATCATGTAGATCATCTCGTCGTTGCGCCAAGCCGCCCGCTCTTGCCAGTCCGGATACCAGAAGTAGCGGTACTCGCGCTCGTCGCCATCCCACAGGGCGCTGACCTTGACGGTCCCGCCATCCACTCCCCACAGCTCGACAAGATCTCCACCGACGGTGCGGACCTTCTCGATAACTCCCGCGTCGAGAACCAGGATGTCCTCGATGAGCGGCTCGATGAAGTTGCGGAAACTGTCGGCCTTCGCGTTCGGGGCGATCAATAGCTCCCGGATGCGGTTCTGCATCGTAAGGTTGACTTCAGGCTCGGTCGGGCTGGCGGGAACGATGTCCCATTCCGCCGACGCGATCTGGCTCTTGCGGATGTTGATCGCGGCGCGCACCCATTCAGAGTGCTCAGCCCAGCTTCGGAGCTGGGGCACATTGGACTTCCCGATCCGGCCCCTGCCGGTGCTGCCCGCGATTGCCGCAGCCGAGTTGGCCGTGGCAACCAGGACCGGGACTTTGTCCGGCGTGGACTTGGGCTTCTGGCCCTTGTTGACGTAAGCGACGAGGGCTCCCATCAGCGACTCCGCAACGTTTTGCGCACCGCATCGGCCTGGACCTTGTTCGCGTAGTCCGCGACCATCTTCCAGTTCGCCTTCTGGCGCGCCTCCTCGTACGTCATGTCGTACGTGGGGAGTCCTCTCATGAGTAACGCGAGGTGGTCAGGCACCTCGCGGATGCCATCACGAAATTCAATTTGCATCCTCATCCTCGTCCCGGGCCTGAGCCCGCAGGCACAATTCGCAGGTCTTCTCGTTCCACTCGAACATTTCCACCACTGGGTCATCCTTGGTGTAGACCCGCCCGCAATACGTGGTCGTCCCGTCGAACACGATGTGCCAGGACTCGAACTTGACCCATTTGGTTTCCACGTTCATCTCCTCAACGTGCCGAACACCAGTCGCGTACCCGCCAGGTCCATGGCGTAGCCGAGCGCGTCCGTCATGTCGTCGTGGCCCTTCGGGAAACTCAGCAATTCCGTCTCGAAATCCGAACCCCGGAGTCCCTCGTGATGCCATACCTTGTGCCCCTCGTACCGGGCAGCCACCGAACGCGCCCGGGTTGTCTTGTCCGTGTCCGCCTTCTTGCCCACGACCGGGCACGGCGAGGTGTTCAGTAGGTCCTGGATGAGGGTGGACTGGAACTGCTGGGACTCGATGATGACCCGCTCCATGGATGGGAACGCCATCCATCCGTCAAGGACAAACTCTCGATGTCCTGAAGAACGCTTGTCTCGGAAGACAGAGAGAACGTAGTGGTTGTATTCAGCGTCTTCGGCAACGATGACCCTAGCCGTGTAGTCAGCCCGTTCCTTTTCGGAACTAGCCAGGTCCACACCCATACGGATGCGGTATGAGCGGTCTGGTGGCAGCTCCGTGAAATACTGGAAGTTCTCGCGGCGGAAGATGTTGCCAGCCATGAGCCCCGTGATGTCGTTGAGGTAGGAGCAGGCGAACATGGCGAGGCCCATGTCATCGCGCTCCCGGTACAGCGCCTCCAGGGGCCAGACCTCGGGCCAGAGCGCGACATCGTTGCCTTCCTCGTCCTTCGTGATCGCACCCTTGACGAGATGCGGCCAGTGCTTGTCTTCGATGAGCTTCTCGTAGAGATCACCCTCGCCCCAGCGGGTACCGATGACGATGATCGAGCCGCCTGGTGCGAGACACGGCTTGAGCGTCTTCCAGAACCAGTTCTCGATCTTCTCCATCTGGTCGATGTTCGCGCAGTTCTCCTCGTCGATGATGTCGTCGCAGAGGATGATGTCGAACCGCTTGGAGATGATCGCCCCGAGCGCGCCGTTGGAGTAGAGGTTGACATCCTTGGTCTGGAGCAACGGTGAGTCCGCCAAGATCCACTCGACGTCGGTCCACTTCTGCGTGGAGACGACGTTCCCGAACAGCTCCCTGAACCGCTCGTTCATCTCGTAGGTGGAACGAATCGCCCGCGAGAACGCATTGCTCTGCTTCGCTGTGTTGGAAATGACAGCGACCCGAAGGGTCTTCTTCGGGTCGGCTGCTAGTTTCCAGGCGAGGTAGATCGTGTTGGCCCAGGTGGTCTTCGCGTGCCCCCGGGGCTCCAGGATCACCCCATGCTCTTTCTTGCGAAGGCGCTCCTCGATGAAGTGGATCATCTCTGCGTGATGCAGAGCGGGCTTGTATCCGGCTACGTACTCGCCGAATGCGAGCGGGTCATGCTTCGCCAGCTTCGCTAACAGCTGGGTCTCCAGTCTCTGTAGCTGTTCCTTCGACAAGACGGGCCCTTGTGAACGCAAGAAGCTCGCGTAGCTCTGCGGGGTTGGCTCCGTCCCAGGGATCAGTGACAATCTTCGTCTCCCTCCGCTCCGTCGGCTCCCCGAGAAGGAGCTGGAGAGTCTGGATCGCCTGGACGGCTTCCTTCGTCCTCACGGTGACCTTGTGATCCTTGAGGTTTTGCAGGTACTCGTACAACGTGGCGCGCATCGCGGTCACGGATTCGATGCGAACGTCAGCTGCTTGTTCGGCCAGCCTTTCGAGAGCCGTGCTGATCCCGTCCGCCATCGCCTGGCGGCGGTATTCCTCGCGCTTGCGGGGCCAGTCGTGCTCCCTCCCGTAACGAGAGATCGCCGAGAACGCCACGTGGTGCCGGTCTTCGAGATCCCGGTACGTGGCGTCGGTCGTGACGTACTCCCGCTCCAGGATGCGGTAGTCGACCTTGGCTGGCGGCATCAGTCCTCGTCGAGGCTATACGAGAACGACACGGTCGTTGATGGCGCCGATTTCCAGTATTTCGTGCTCGTGCTCGTGTAGGTCGGAATCGTCGCCGTTTTCGGAAGGTGCAGATACCCGCCCTCGTAGAACTGGCTGTAGATCTGGCACAGCGGGCAGAAATACGTTCCCAAGTCACCCGATGCCGTCCACGAGGAACCCTCGAACTTGAGGATCGAAAGGCACGTTTTGCAGAACCTACTCGGCGAGGAAGTCGGCCACGATGTACTCCAGGGCCCGCCAGTCAGGTAGGGCGCGGTCATCGTGCTGGACCCGAGAGATAGCCTCGTCGAGGAGAGTGGCGACAGACCTCGGGAGCTTGTAGCTACGTAAGACCCACTGCTCGTGCTCAGGGTCGACACGCTTGGGCTGCTCGACGCTGTCCCAATTGAAGGGCTTGACGAGGGCGTCGAACTGCTCGCGGGTGTAAGGGAGGACGTCAAGGAGGTCCTGTACGGGTTTTCGGCTAGCAAGGTCTTCAAGTAGGTCTCGTAGAAGTCCTGGCTCAGCACGGCCTCGGGTTTCGTTGAGGACGATCGTGAGCTGGCGCGCTTCAGCTTCGCCAATTTCCCCGAGGTTGACGATGGGGACGGGGTCGATGCCAAGCTCCCCCGCCGCCTTCCAGCGGTGCTCCCCGTCGATGATTTCGTAATCACCCCCAAGGTTTCGGGTGAGAATTGGATCGACGAACCCGAAGATCCTGATGGAAGCGAGTTCTTTTTCATAGATGAACGCATCCTGTCGGTTCGGATTCCAGGGATTCGGGCGGATGCGCGAGCGGGGGACGTACTCGACGACAAGATTCATCCGTACTTGATCGAGTGCGCCTCACCGAAGCCGACCGGCTTCCGCTCGCGCTTCTCCGCCTCGTACCAGCGCCGAGCCTTGGAAAAGACCAGTCCTGGCGCAACCCGCTCGGCACAGATCGCACACATCAGCTGGGAGTGGACCTTGAATGGCTCACGGGTGCGGATGCCGCATTCGCAGGTGAAGATGTTCACGCCTGGACCTCCCAGCCCTCGTCGGGGCACCGGATGCTGACCTCGACGTTGGGCCACTGCAACAGCAACCGCTCCCTCATGGAAAGCACCAACGAGGGGAAAGTTGGCCTGATCCCGAGCATCTCGGACAGATCCTTCCCGTCATAGGAATCAAAGAGGGAAACCAGGCCCTGCTGCATCTCGCCAAGCGAGACGGGACCATAACGTGGGTCGATGACCGTGCCGCTGGCAGGGTCGAAACCGAGGCCGCCGATGAACACGACGACGGTAAGGTCATGGGAATGGGTACGCGATTCCGGACCCACCACGAGGTCATCGTGACGGTGAGAAAGCGTGAGGGGGAAGCTAAACCTGACGTTCACGGGGAACACCAAGCCAGACGTGTGCGAGCCCGACGTTCGGGCCTATTCGTCTTTACCTGCGAGTCTAGCATGGGCGTCCGCCCACACAAGGGTGTCGTCTACTTTCGTTTGGCGAGCCAGACCTCCAAAGCGTCGATGGTCTTGCTGTTGACTGACTTCCCTTCCAGGAAATTCTGGAAGGTAACGAACGTGATGCCAATCTCGGCCGACGCCTTCGTCTTGGACATCGTTGTATGGCCGCAGGTCGGGCACACAGTGAACTGGGCTTTGACACGTGTCCGCAGCTCGTCCGTATACGACACCGGGTTCTCCTTTGCCCCACGTGGTTCAACACCAGGAAGGTTGCGGGGGCACCAACCTTACCTGGGAGGGTAGCAGATCGCGCAAGCCCCCACTTGCTTTTCTATGGTTGGGACTCCGGGAACCACGACTCCCCGATCATGGGCAAGGTCCACGCTTGCTTACCGAGCCAGAAACTCCCATTGAGGCCCCATTCCTTGCCCCACGAGTTTCGGAGCAGAAGCCCATGGTCAGCGCGAGCGAAGTCGTGACCCCAAACCCAGAGCTGGTGGAGTCCGCGATACGACGGGTTTGCTGGCAGCTTTGGGGCCAGGCCGTTGGTTGGCATGCCGTCCCAGGCAGCTGGCCAGTTGATGACGATGGAAACGGGGCCAGTCTTCTGGTAGATGACCTGGGCGATGTCGGATTCCGTCGGTGGAACGGCGTAGTAACCGCTGATTCTCTGGTGCGACGGGCCGCGGCCCGCCATGGTGAAGATGCCCTCCTTGAGCCAGATATCGAGCGCAACGCGAGGAAATGTCCCGTCCCCCGGCCACCCGTCCTGCTCTTTGCACCGGGCATAGAACCGCTCTGCATCCAGGCTCAGGGAGGTTCCCAACTCGTAGCGCTCATGCCATTCGGCCATTCCGCAATTGGAGTTGGTGACGCATGAGGGTCCAGCCTGCGAGTAGGTCGCAGGCATGGTCGCGTACGAGGTCAAGCGGTTAGCCGTGGGAAGGGCAGCCGGTTCTGCGGCAAGCCGCATCGCTACCGGATAGTCACGTGGGTCGTACGGAGATGGAATCGCACCAAGCTGATAGTTCATGCCTGCTCCTTCAGTGAGGCTCGATGCTGCCTCGCTTTTTCGCGGTTGCGCGCCTTCCTGTCCCGGTCATAGGCCGAAAGGTACTGAGGACAGGTTTCCTTGAGCCAGTTCCGGTAGCGACGAGAAGCCTCAGCCTTTTTGGTTCGGTACTCAGCGTCGCGCTGGCGGAGCTTTGCATACAGCCTCGCCCTCTCCCGCTTGCAGGCGAGGCACAGGTGCCACTCGTTCTTCTCCCAGTGCTCGGTGTCAATCGGGTACCAACATCCGCAATGTGGGCAGCGCAACTCTGGACCATCGATAAGCGAGAGCCGGAGGCGAAACTGCTCAGCCATGCGTCTCCTTCGTGGCGTGGCAGTTATCGCCGGGCCAGTGCATCCGTGTTCCGTCCGGGTAGCCGTGGTCCTGCCGCCGCCAGTCATCAGCCGTGTATCGAGGTCTTCGAAAACGCCGCAACCACTTCTTCATGGCGTCTCCTTTGCGGCGGCGAGGGTTAGGCGGGCGTGTTCGACATACCAGCCTGCGCCGTCCGCAGGACTGATCTTGTCGAGGAAACCCAGCGCCTCATCCAGCGCGGCGCGGAGGGTGTCACGCTCCTGCTGCGCCAAATCGCGCTCGACGGTTAGGAGTTCGTTGTCGTCGCGGAGGGTGGCGATGGTGGCGAGAGCATCGAGATATTGGAGGCGTTCCGGCGAGGGTCCGATGCGGGGGTCAGTCATGGCGTCTCTTTCGCGGCGGCGAGGGCGGCGCGGAGGGCGCTCGCTGACTCGTCGTTGCCAAACGCGACAAACGGTTGCGCCGCCTCCACCAGCCCGTCCAGCGCGGCGCGGAGGGTGGCGATGGTGGCC